AGACGAAGAGATCGACGAGCGCACGCAAGTCCGTGCCGCGCGCGAAGTCTTCAAGTCGATTGTTGAAAAACCTGCAGAGCGTCAACCTGTGCCGGTCGATATCGACGACGCCATCAAACCTAAAACGGCAAAGCAACGCGCCAAAGAAGAGAAAGAAAACGCAGAGACCAAAGAAAAGCTCTTGGCGCTTAAAACGCCTACATCTGTGCAGCACTTGTTGGGGTTATTGACTGCATATGACTGGGAGTTCGTTGAGAAAGCTAAGGAACTGCGTAACTACACGGTTGCCCGCATCCTAGAAGAGACTACGCATCCCGATGCGCGTATACGTCTGCAGGCACTACGCCTGTTAGGCACGGTAACGGAGGTAGGACTCTTCACCGAACGTGTAGAAGTGACGCGTAAGGACGCTACTGAAGCCGAAATCGAGGCCCGCCTGCGCGAACGGCTAAGCAAATACGCCATCGACGTCACACCGAAAGACGTCACACCGCCAGAACTCCCCCTAGCGCCTGCACTTGCGCAGGATATTGTCGATCTAGACGCTGAAATTAGCGTAGTGGCTGAAGTTAGAGGCAGCAGTGCCGGTGCTTGAAGAGCTTTCTACGCAGGAAGTGCAGCTTTTGCTGCAAAAACTGCCTCACTTGCCGCTAAAAGAGAAGCAGACGATTCTGGAAAGCCTAGAGGCGCTTGAGAAAAAGCGCGTTCTGCGCGAATGCCGCGAAGATTTTCTTGCTTTTTGCCGCTACGTCTATCCGGAATGGAAGGAAGGCCCTCATCACAGGTTCTTGAAGCCTATTTTGCATGGGGTTAAAGACGGGGGGGAGCGCCGACTGACGGTGTCGATGCCGCCGCGCTTCGGTAAAAGTGAGACTATCGCGTATTTGTTCGTTGCGTGGTATTTGGGGCACTTTCCTACGCACCACGCCATGATGGTGACGCACACATCAGCACTGTCCGCCGATTTCGGCCGCAAAGTGCGCAATCTCATAGGCAACCCCAAGTACAAAGAAATATTTCCAGATACCGTAGTGTCGACAGACAAGTCGGCTTCTGACAATTGGACGACGACCAAAGACGGCAAGTATCTCGGGCTTGGCATTGGCGGTAACGTCGCAGGCCACGGTGCGCACTTGCTCATTGCAGACGACCTAGTCTCTGAGCAGGCGGTGCTGGCAAACCCCGACCATGCGTTTGAGGTGGCGTGGAACTACATGCAGGTCGGCCCCTTGCAGCGTCTGATGCCCGGCGGGCGCATCATCATGATCGGCACGCGCTGGGGTAAGCGCGATCCCATCGGGCGCGCCTTGGCGTGGGCAGACAACAATCCTGAAGCCGAGCCGTGGCATGAGGTGCGCTTCCCGGCGGTGCTGCCTTCGGGGCGCTCGTTGTGGCCCGAGCAGTGGCCGGTAGACCAGCTGCTCGCAAAGAAGGCCGGGATGCACCCCCACTACTGGGCGGCGCAGTACATGCAGGAGCCGACCTCGGAAGAGGGCGCCATGCTCAAGCGCGAGTATTGGCGCATATGGCCCAAGGACGATCCGCCGCTGGTGGAGTTCGTGTTGCAAACATGGGACACTGCGCACGATACCAAGTCCAACAACGACTACAGCGCCTGCACGACATGGGGCGTGTGGTATAACGAAGAGACAAATCGGCAGGAGCTTATCCTGCTTGACTGTTTCAGGGGGCGATGGGAGTTTCCGCAGCTGAAGCAGCGCGCGTTGGAAGCCTACAAAGAGTGGCAACCCGAGTGCGTTGTGGTCGAGAAGAAAGCCGCCGGTGCCCCGCTCATCCAAGAACTTCGCCAGATGGACATGGTCATCGAGGAGTACAGCCCCAGCCGTGGTACGCGCCTTGTCTCAAACGACAAGCGCGCTCGGGTGCACGCAGTGGCGCCTATCCTGCACGACGGCGTCGTGTGGGCGCCTGACCGCCTGTGGGCGCACGATGTGATCAATGAATGCGCAGAGTTCCCCAACGGCGAGAACGACGACAGGGTAGACTGCGTGGTTATGGCGCTGGCGCGCTACCGGCGCGGGGGGTTCCTCCAACTCTCCGATGACGCCAGAGACGACACGTTGGCCCCGCGCGCACCGCGCCGGGCAGCCTACTACTGAGGACACCTATGCCTGCGAACTTCGACTCCAGCCTGTACGCCGCGCCTCAAGGGCTTGAAGCCCTCGCAGCCGACACCGAGCCCATCGAGATCGAGATCATCGACCCGGAGGAAGTCAACATCCGCGCAGGCGGCATGGAGATCACGATCGGGCAGGACGACAACGGCGACATCCCGTTCGGGGCCAACCTCGTCGAGCACCTCGACCCGTCCGTCGTGCAGACCATCATGAGCGAGTTGTCCAGCAACATCGACAACGACCTCGGGTCGCGTAAGGACTGGGAGCGTACCTACGTCGAGGGGCTCAAACTGCTCGGGCTCAAGTACGAAGAACGCACCGAGCCGTGGACCGGCGCCTGCGGCATCACGCACCCGATGATCACCGAGGCCGTGGTGCGCTTCCAGTCGGAGACCATCACCGAGACCTTCCCTGCAAGCGGGCCGGTCAAGACCAAGATCATCGGCAAGGAAACGCCTGAGAAGAAGGCAGCCTCCACACGCGTGGCGGCTGAGATGAACTACCAGCTTACCGAACGTATGCCGGAGTTCAGGCCGGAGCACGAAAAGCTGCTGTGGAACTTGCCCAGCGCCGGCTGCGGCTTCAAGAAGGTCTACTACGACCCGAGCCTTGGGCGCCAGACTTCGGTGTTCGTGCCGGCAGAGGAAATCATCCTGCCCTACGGCGTCGCAGACGCACGCACCTCGTACCGTGTAACGCAGCAGCTGCCTAAAACCAAGAACGACATTCTGAAGCTGCAGTATCAAGGCTTCTATACGGATGTCGACATCGGCGAGCCGTCCCGGCAAGAGACGGACATTCAGAAGGCCAAGGACAACGAGACTGGTTTTCAAAGTCAGAACGACGACCACTATCTGCTCTACGAAGCATGCGTCGAGCTTGATATCCCGGGCTTTGAAGACACCGACAAAAATGGTGAACCCACGGGCATCATGTTGCCCTATGTCGTCACCATGCTTGCAGGCACAAACGTGTGCCTGTCGATCCGACGCAACTGGCACGAAGACGACCCGCTCAAGCTCAAGCGGCAGCATTTCGTCCAGTACAACTACATCCCCGGCTACGGCCCCTACGGCATGGGGTTGTTCCACCTCATCGGAAACTTCGCGCGGGGGTCTACATCGATCCTGCGCCAGCTTGTGGACGCAGGCACGCTCGCAAACCTGCCGGGCGGGCTGAAATCCCGAGGGCTGCGCATCAAAGGCGACGACACGCCGATCGCCCCGGGCGAGTTCCGCGACGCAGACGTAGGCTCGGGCGTGCTGCGGGACAACATCCTGCCGCTGCCCTACAAGGAGCCCAGCGCCACCCTGTTCAACCTGCTCAACTCGATCGTCGAGGAAGGCAGACGCTTCGCCGCGACCGCCGACATGAAGGTGTCGGACATGAGCGCGCAGGCCCCCGTAGGCACCATGCTGGCGCTGCTGGAGCGCCAGCTGAAGGTCATGACGGCTGTGCAGGGCCGCGTGCACAACTCGCTCAAGCAAGAGCTTGGGCTGCTCAAGGACATCATCCGCGACTTCACCAACGAGGACTACACCTACGAGCCCGACCCGGACACCGACCGCCCCCGCGCACGCCGCGCGGACTTCAGCACGGTCGAGGTCATCCCCGTCAGCGACCCGAACGCCTCCACGCTCGCACAGCGCGTGGTGCAGTACCAAGCCGCCCTGCAGCTTGCTCAAGGCGCCCCGCAGCTATACGACCTGCCGTACCTGCACAGGGGCATGCTGGAGGTGCTGGGGATCAAGAACGTCGAGAAGATCCTCCCGCTGCCGGAGGACATGAAGCCGATCGACCCGGTCAGCGAGAACATGAACGTGCTCAAGGGCAAACCCGTCAAGGCGTTCATCCACCAAGAGCATGAAGCGCACCTCGCCGTGCACATGGCGATGCTCAACGACCCGCTGATGGCGCAGACGCTGGGGCAGAACCCACAAGCGCAGATGATCTCGGCCGCGCTGCACGCGCACATCGCGGAGCACCTTGGCTTCGCCTACCGCGTCAAGATCGAGCAACGCCTCGGCATGACGCTGCCGGAGCCCGGCGAGCCCGTGAGCCCGCAGCTGGAGCAGGCGCTGGCGCCCATGCTGGCGCAGGCGGCCCAGCAGGTGCTGCAGAACAGCCAAGCTATCATGGCTCAGCAGCAAGCGCAGCAAGCGGCACAAGACCCAGTGCTGCAGCTTCAGCAGATGGAGCTTCAACTCAAACAAGCGGAACTGCGGCTTAAAGCGCAGAAACAAGCCGCCGAAGCTGCGGCGAAGGTCGACGAACTCGATCTGCGGCGAGAGGAAGTTTCAGGCCGGCT